CAAACCTTACAGGTATCGAAGGAATTCCTACAGCAACTATTGTGCCGTGGTCTTCTGCATCAGTGCCGACAGGTTTCTTAGAGTGTAATGGTCAAGCTGTTTCAAGATCAACTTATGCAGATTTATTTGCAATCGTAGCTACAACTTACGGAACTGGAGATGGTTCTTCTACTTTTAATGTACCGGATCTTCAAGATAACGTAGCAGTTGGTAAATCTAATAACAAATCTTTAGCATCGACAGGTGGAGCAAACACTGTTGCAGTGGCAGCTTCTGGTAATGTTGGTGGTTCAACAGCAAATGCAACTTTATCAACACCACAGATTGCATCACACAGTCACCCAGTTAACCCTACTCTTAGAAACCCAGGTTCTGACTCACCTAACGCTCAAGGTATTGGTAACGTACAAGCACAAGGTGCTGGTCCATTTAGTTTTGGTACAGGTAGCACTGGTTCAGGTGGTGGTCACTCACATAACATGAGTGCAAATTTTTCAGGTGACACAGCAAACCCATCTGTATTACAACCTTATTTAACAATTATTTATATTATTAAGACGTAGGAGAAAATATGGCAACAAACGCAGCATGGACAGTGGTATTAGAAGATAAGATAATTATAAATCACTCAGTTAAAACAGATACTGATCAACCAACAGCGTACATAATTAATGATGATTCTTTTTGGGGACAAGGTAAGTTTTCAAACATCTGGGCTATTCAATATGGAACAGCAAATCCTAACGATACTGTCGAGTATAAAGATGACACTGCTCACTCTAGCTGGGGAGATGCAAACCTAGGTGACTTTACAGATTTTACTACTAGATGGGATTCAGCTCATTTAACTCAATTACAATCTAATTGGGATAAAGATAATCTTGAAGATGAAACTGCAGAAGATAAAATTGCTAGATTAGGTGCAAGACCTACTTCTTATTCTTCATAATTTCTACTGAATTTTTATTAACATTGTCGTAAGCATGGTGACTAAAAGGACCATTTTGATTTACGTAATGTAAAAAAACTTGAGCCATTCCATTACCTTTATATATACCCGGTCTTTTATGTTCTTGGTCATGGCCAGCATATAACACAGCATCACCCTCTTCTAATTCAAAAGATTTATTTTCAACAATAATTGGCCAATTATCATATTTTTTTATACAAGCAGTGATAGATATTTCACATGCTGGTCTATCTGTATGTTTTGGTAATGATGCTCCAAAAACATAATACCTCCAATATGCATATGTAGGATAAAGTTTTAATTTAGATGCCTCTTCTGCTTTAGGTAATTTTACATCTAATATAGAATTCATTAAAGGATCATTGTACCAAGCTGGAGAATAAGATTGACCATCTAATACATAGTCATTATTTCTATCTAATTTATTATAACAGTATTTTTGAAAAAAATTTAATTCTTCTTGTGTAAAAAAATTTTTTATTAATTTAAAATTTACTGCAACCATGCCACTATACTATACCTTGTTCCTTTCGTAATAGGTTCAATCATGTGAGGATACATAAAATTACTAGGAAAAAAAACTATAGTTCCTTTATTTAATTTTAATCTTTTAATTTCTTTCTCTTTTTGATCAGTAAATATTAAATCTCCACCTTCATATTCGTCATTTAAATTTATAATAATACTTAAATGTCTAGGATTATTCGTAAAATGATCTGTATGTGTTTCGTATTTTCCACCTGGTGTATATTTTAACAGATCTATTTGATTTATTTTAGAGCTATTCATTTGCGGAAATTTAGCTTTATAGTGAAAATAAGTTCTTTCTATTTCTGATTTCACTAGATTCCAATAAAATAAATCAGTTGGATTTTGGTAAGTTAAAGAATAACCCTTTACATTTCTAATATCTTTTATAATGCCTCCATTTACTTTCATAGGTTTTCTAGCTCTATGTTTTATTAAAGGTGTAATTCTTTGTATAAATTCTGGATAAATTATGTTTTTTAATTCTACTATACTTTCTGTATGGTCCATTATTTTAAATTCATCCAAGATGTTAAAAGATATTTTTCACCTTTTAAAGGTGGATTGCCTCTATGTAAATAAGGATGACCAGCAGGCCATATTACTATCCTACCTGCTTTAGGTTTAACTCTTTTTGAAAAATGTAAAAATTCTGTTTCTCCTCCTTCTTCTACATCATTTAAATATATGCTAAAAACAAAAGCTCTAATAGAAGACATGTAATCTTTAGCATGTTCAACATGCCAAACATGATATCCTTCGGTTGGAAGTGTTTTTTGAATTTTTAAATTTGTGTAATAAAATTTATCTTGTCCATAACCATCGGCAGCTCCTGTATTGTCCATATAATGAACCCAGGCCAAATCAAAATTTACTATCATTGATTTTAATTCTTCCCACCATATATCCATATTTTCTGGATGTATAAAATATTGTGAATCTTGTTTTTGTGTAATAGAAACTTTTTCTGAACCCATTCTATTAATAGTATTATTAAATTTACTTTGTCGTTCAAATAATTGAATAGCACGATTACATTCTTCTCGTGTGATGTAATTATCATAAACACCAATATGATTATTTATGTTAACTGTTTTTTCTTTCATATAAAATTTTCTCCTTTTCTTCGTATTTAAATGATTGATTACTATGCGTAATATTAAATATCAACGAATATCTATTTTCTTCTTCGTTGCTTTTATAAAAACCATGTAATATTTCTGGTGGAAATATATAATAGTCTCCAGGTTCAGGGGTTATTTGTATATTTAATTCAGGTAAAATTAAACTAGAGCCTTTTGTTAAATACAAAATTCCATGCCAACAAGGATGACTATGATAATTTAAACTATCTCCTTTTTTTATTTCGTTGCCCCAAGCTTCTTTAATTGTTTTTCTTTCTAAAAAATATTTAAATACATCTGGATGGCTAGTCTGATGAGTATTTATTAAGTAAGCAAGAAAACCTTGAAAATTATCATCATTTACAAAATGATCCCATTTAGTCATTCCTCCTTTTACATTAGTATAATTTTGCATTTTAGAATTTAAATTGTTTTTTATATTTAATATAAAATTGTGAACCACGTGAGGGTAAGGATAATTTCCATATATTATATTTACGGTTCTAGGATAAGTAATAATTAAACTATTTTTAATCTCATTTAATTTATTATTTTTATTTATAAAACTAATCATTTTATAACTTTCATTATTTATTAAAATATATCATTTTATAAAAATTTGTATAGAAATTCTTGGCACTGTGGTGGTTAACACAGGATTAACCTTGTGTTCAAGTGGATTTTTTACAAGCATCAAAGAATTACCTACAGGGGGTATCCATCCATGACCATCCTTATCAGTAAACATAAACTCTCCGCCCCAATTTTTATTCCATTTGTTATTTAAATAGTATGTCGCACCATACTTTGTACCTCCATCGTTATGCCAATCTATTCCAGCATCTTTTTCTAAATAATGAACATTAAAATTATGGCTTTTAATTTCATCCAGTTGATAAAAAGCATTATGTTTGATTAAAGTTAATAGCTGTTCAAGTGCTACACTATTAACACGATTTTTTATAAGAGGAGGTTTAGAGTATCTAATTAAGTCTTTTGGCCAAGTACCTTTACTAGTTTCTAATTCTATTCGTTTTCTGTCTTTAATGACACTATTATGTATGCCCTTATACATATCATAACTTAAAAAATTTTTTATCCACCAAAGTTTACCTGGAATTGAAAAACCTAATTCCATGTTTTCCATGTTTTATTTATTATTTTTATGTTCCCTGAAACAGTTTCTGTATTAGAATTAGGCTTGACCCAGTGTTCTAAATAAGACGGAAAGACTATTATATCGCCTTGTTTTAAGTTAGGCTCATAAGACACATCAAATATAGCGTCATCAAAACATTGTAAAATATTTTTTGAAGGTGAGTTAAAGACCGTATTAGAATCTCCTTTGTAATAAATTATAAAAGAAAAATCGCTGCCATGTATGTGAGCACCTTGATAATCATTTTTTTCATATTTATTAATCCAAATTTTAGTTACGTTAAATACAAAATTTTTACAGTAGGGTTTTAAAAGAGGACTTAATATTGTTGTTAGCTCCAGGTTAAGATAGTTTATTGATTTTTTATCAAGTAAAGTATTACTATTTAAAGTTGTTTTTATATTTGATTCAAAAGTGTTTTTAAAATTTTTACCTGTTACTTTAAAATTAGATAAATCTAAATTTTTTACGCCTATAAGATTTGGAAATATATTTTCTACTTTTACCATGGTTTGTATAAATAATTTATATCACTGTTTTGTAAAGTTAATATAGCATCAGAAAACGTTTCAACTATAGGCCAACCTTTTAAATTAAAAGATGTGTTGAGTAAAAGAGGGACACCTGTTTTATCATAAAATAATTTTATTAAATCATAGTAATTAGGATTTTGTTCTCGTTTTAATGTTTGAAATCTACATGTATTATCTATGTGCACACATGCGGGAACTTCATCAATTGCTTTTTGTTTAGCATCAATTGCAAATGTCATGTATGGTGATTCATCTAACGTATGCATATCTAAATAATCATGTCGATGTTCATATAGTATCGTAGCAGCTGTTGGCCTCCACCATTGTCTACCTTTTATTTTGTTAACTATGCTTTTTGCATTTTTATTTCTTGGATCAAATAACATAGAACGATTACCTAATGCACGTGCTCCCCATTCAGAGTGACCTTGAAAGATAGCAACCACTTGTTGATTTAAAAGTAAATCTATAGCTTCTTCTTTTTTATAAATAATTTTCATAATAAATTACTCCTCCTACTGCTGTGCCCGCATCATAGGGTATGGGATCTACAAAAAAAGTATATTCCGGATATTTTTTTACAAGTTTAAAATTGTTAGAACAATTTAAATGATAGCCTCCTGACAGTATTATATTTTTACAATTACTATATTGTTTAGATCTTTCTAATAACTCTACCACATCTTGAAAAGTTTCTTCTTGTGCTTTGTTAGCAATTTCTAAAACATTTTTATCTAAATCAGTTCCTTTATCTTTGTAAGCTGCAATACCCATTAATTGACCATCAGCGTACCCTTCAAAACCAGATAGTTCTAAATAATTACGATATGTAAAACCTGCTTTAGTTTGATTTGAAAGAGTAAAATCTACATTATTACGTTTAGTTTCTATTTGTATTGGAACAAAGTTTTTAAAATAATCTGTACATTTATTAGAAACAAATTTATACTTATTAACTATCTTTTTTTTATTAACTAAAAATATACTTTGAAGAACTTTAAAATCAAAATTAATTTCTGTTTCACCTCCACCATCAGATACTAATGCTATCGCTTCATTAAAGTTACAAAAGTAATAACCACAAAGAGCATGATAAATGTGGTGATTTTTTATATCAAAAAAATATTTTTTATATTTAACTTGTTTTAATACGTGATTAATAATAGGCAATTCTATTTGTAAATGACTTCTATCAAAAGATGCAAACACTATAACATCAAATGTAATATCTTTAAATTTTTTTAAAACTTGATATTCATAATCATAAATAGCCTGTTCATTTTCCTGTGGTTGATAGTTTTTAATTTTGTTAAATCTATCCTCTTCATAGAATTCTTTTAAAACATTGTCTTCAAACAATGCAAAAGAAACATTATGTGAAATATTTATACCTAATATCCTACTCATTTTCTATCTTTCATTCTTTATAAAACTAATATATAAGGCATTATATGCTACAAAAATTAAATTTCAAGCCTGGTTTTAACAAGCAAGATACAGAATCTGGTGCTGAGGGGCAATGGACAGATGGTGATTTTGTTAGATTTAGATATGGGCTACCTGAAAAAATAGGAGGTTGGAATCAATTAACTGCTGGGTCTTTAACTTTACCAGGAGCTGCTAGAAAACAACATGCTTTTACTTCTTTTGCAGGTGAAAAATATACAGCTATTGGAACCTCTCAAGGTTTGTTTTTATATTATGGTAATGATTTTTTTGATATTACACCATTAGATACAGCCATTACAGGATGCACTATAACAACTGTTAATGGTTCAAACACTGTAACAATAAATAAAGGATCTCATGGTTTAGCTAAAGGAAGGTATGTAACGTTATCTGCTGTAACAGTAACAGGTGCTTCAGACTACACACCTGTAGAATTACAACAAGTTTATGAAATACAAACAACTCCAGATGTAGACAAGTTTACTATATTAGCTT